GCGATATCATGCTAGACATCTACGCTGCACGATGCGTAAAAGGTAAATACTTCAAGGAGAAGTACGGCCCAAAGCCAGACCCAGAAAAGGTTAAGACATACTTATTTCGCAAAATGAAGTCTGGCGATTGGTATATCGACGCTGAAGAAGCCGTTAACTACGGATTTGCAGATAGGGTTATTAAATCATGGTAAAAAAGAACAAGGACAACCTAAGATCGATAGATGAAGCTTGGCTTGGCTTAGACAATATACAAGCAGATTTCTTTAATCCAATGGCTCTGTTGCATACAGACGATGATGATTTTCACCTACGATTATCATATCTTATGACGAGGCCGGAATATCTGTCCTTTATTACGAAGCATTTGCTAAACATCAATATCCTACCATCTCAGGCTTTGATCTTGCAGGAGATCTGGACACGTAAATTCCCCATGTTGATAGCGAGTCGAGGCTTTGGTAAGTCATTTAGCTTATCTCTCTATGCTATACTACGTGCCTTGCTTTTGCCACGACGAAAAGTGGTAGTCGTTGGTGCAGCGTTTAGACAGTCTAAAGTTCTATTTGAGTACATGGAGACCATTTGGCGTAATTCTCCTATGTTGCGAGATATTTGTGATGCCGATAGTGGCCCACGACGAGATACGGACAGATGTGTTTTACGGCTTAACGAGAGTACTGTAACCTGTCTACCTCTTGGTGACGGTCAGAAAATCCGAGGTCAACGTGCCAATGATATTATTGCTGACGAATTTGCGTCTATTCCACGAGATATCTTTGAGAACGTTGTTGCCGGTTTCGCCGCTGTTAGCTCAGACCCTATTGAGAATGTAAAACGTGCAGCCGCCAGAGCGAAGGCTAAAGAACTTGGTATAGAGATTGAGGAGAATGCCGGAAAGGATCAGAGCAAAAAGGACAACCAAATTGTTCTATCTGGAACGGCGTATTATGACTTCAATCACTTTGCTTCGTACTGGAAAAAATGGAAGCAGTTTATCAATAGTCAGGGCGATCCACGTAGACTGAGAGATATCTTTGGAGAAGATCCACCAGAGGAGTTTGATTGGACTCAATACTCTATTATTAGGATTCCATATGAGTTACTACCAAAGGGCTTTATGGACGCTGATCAGGTAGCACGATCTAAAGCGACTGTTCATGCCGGTATTTATCAGATGGAGTACGGTGCTTGCTTCACCAGAGACTCTCAGGGCTTCTTTAAGCGGTCTTTAATTGAATCGTGTGTCACTAGTGATACGAATCCAATCAAGGATTCTCAGGGCAATGAGGTGGTTTTTGAGGCAAAATTAATGGGCGATCCAGATAAGAAGTATATCTTTGGCATTGACCCTGCCTCTGAGGTGGATAACTTTAGTATTGTAGTACTAGAGGTAGCTCCCACCCATCGCAAGATTGTACACTGTTGGACAACTACACGATCTGAACATAAAGACCGCGTTAAAAGAGGTCTAGCGTCTGAAAGCGATTTCTACGCATATTGTGGCAGAAAAATCCGAGACCTAATGAAGTTATTCCCCTGCATCCACATCGCAATCGACAAACAGGGTGGTGGTATCGCAGTAACGGAATCTCTCCATGACGAGGACAAGCTACAAGAGGGCGAAGTTCCACTCTGGGAAATAATTGACCCAGACAAGGAAAAAGATACAGACGGAAATCCGGGTTTACATATTCTGGAATTATGTCAGTTTGCCAAGGCAGATTGGCTAGCAGAGGCAAATCACGGTATGCGTAAAGACTTTGAGGATAAAGCCTTGCTATTTCCTCAGTTTGACGCCATTTCATTAGGACTGTCATCAGAGCAAGACAGCATGAAGGGACGTATTATAGATACTTTGGAAGACTGTGTTATGGAGATCGAAGAACTAAAAGACGAACTATCCATGATACAGATGACACAGACTACGGCTGGTAGAGACCGATGGGATACGCCAGAAGTAGTCGTTGGTACAGGCAAAAAGTCAAAAATGCGAAAAGACAGATATTCTGCGTTGTTAATGGCGAACATGGCGGCTAGAACATTACAGAGAACACCGGAAGCTGCGACAGTACAGTTTTATGGTGGTTTTGCTACTGGCGGCTTTAAAGAGGCCGCAAAAGACAAGAATTTATACTCTGGCCCCTCTTGGTTTAGCGAACACATGAAAGATGTGTATTAATCAATAGGAAAACAATCCAAATGCATTCTAATTGATAGGTGATGACGAAATGAGCGAAGAATTCTATACTTGGGACGATTCTAATCAGGAAAGCAAAAGCAGTGCTATGTCACGATACTCAGACGGAGTAGAGGCATTCACGGGGGTAAAGAAGTCAACCGCTGGATATCAGCAGACGTTTATTAATGTGCAGCCAAATATCTCTGTCAGGCCAGAATACGGTCGAGAAGATTATTACGCATTTCGTCCACAAGAGAACCCCAATGGAGACTATAGGAGATCCATCAGCATGTGCCTAAGTGCCTACGATAAAGTAGGTATTATCAGGAACATCATTGACTTGATGGGAGATTTTGGTAGTCAGGGCATCGAAGTAGTACACCCCAACAAGAGCGTAGAGAAGTTTTTCCAACAATGGTTTAAGAGCGTAAATGGCAAGGAGCGATCCGAGCGTTTCCTTAACAACTTATACAAAGCAGGAAATGTTATCACGTATCGTAGCTACGCAGATATTACACCACAGCTTGAAACGTATATGAAATCAGTAGCAAAGGATATCAAGGTAGATGTCCCGAACCTCACTGAAAAACAAATACCTTGGCGTTACACTTTCTTCAATCCTCTCACTGTCACGCTAAAGGATGGAGAGCTTGGATTGTTCCTTGGTAAGCCTAGATACGAAATCTCAACCAACAAATTTTTCGATAAGTTTGAAAACGGAGAGTTGCCAACCGATGTAATCAACGCATTACCCCCAGCGGTCAAGCAGCAAATTCAAAACGGATCACGGTCAATTCCGCTGGAAGCAGACAGGGTTCGCGTTTTCCACTATAAGAAGGACGATTGGCGACAGTGGGCAAACCCCATGATCTACGCAATTCTTGACGATGTTATCATGTTAGAGAAGATGCGTCTTGCTGATATGTCAGCCCTCGACGGTGCTATTTCCAATATTCGTCTATGGACTCTTGGTAGCCTAGACCACAAGATTTTACCTAATAAGGCTGCTATTAATAAACTTCGTGATATCCTCGCTAGCAACGTTGGTGGCGGCACTATGGAGCTTGTTTGGGGGCCAGAATTAAGCTTTTCTGAGTCTAGCAGCGACGTTTACAAGTTCCTTGGTTCAGAGAAATATACCGCAGTACTAAACAGTATTTACGCCGGTCTTGGTGTACCACCAACTCTAACAGGTATGGCTTCAAGCGGTGGCGGGTTTACAAACAACTTTATCTCATTGAAGACCCTCGTTGAGCGACTACAGTACGGTCGCGATATTCTAGTTCAGTTCTGGGAAAAGGAACTAGAGATTGTTCGTCAGGCTATGGGCTTCCGATACCGCCCACATATCCATTTTGACACAATGACGCTATCAGATGACGAGGCTCAGAAACAGCTACTTATTCAGCTTGCTGACCGCGATATCATTTCTCACACAACCTTGCTTGAGCGATTTGGCGAGATTCCTGAGATTGAGCATATTCGTGTCGGTCGCGAAGAGAAGGGTCGAACCGTTGAAACCATGCCACCGAAGGCTAGCCCTTTCCATAACGCAAACCACAAGCAGGAACTTGAGAAGATCGCGTTGCAGAGTGGTAAGGTAACAACGGACGATCTTGGCATGGATTCCAGCGTACCACAAGACCGACAAATGCCGCCAGACCCAAACGCAGCAAACGTGGGCGGTGGGACAGACACGGAGAAGCCATCTAATCCAAATGGGCGACCAGTCAATCAGAGGGATGAAGGGCCACGTAAGCAACGTATAGCCAAACCAAAGACAACTCCGGGGGTTGCTGAATTAGTAATGTGGTCAGAAGCTGCTTGGTCTGATATGTCCGAAATTGTCAATAAGGCATTCTTGGGTATTAACCAAAAGAAGAGCTTGCGTCAACTTAGTAAGAGTCAGGCACAACAATTAGAAGCTCTCAAGCTAGACGTTTTTACCAATCTGGAGGCACTGCAAACAGTCACCGACAAGGCAGTTGGTGAAATACTTGCATCTAACAAAAAGACCCCAGACTCCTTTAGTAAAGCCCTCAAAAACAAAAACATTTCCGTCGATACAATGTCAGTTGACAACTATCGCCGTGGAGTAATCGGGACATACATTGAGCAAAAAATTGCTTAATTGTCGCTCCCAATTCAGAATTGTGTATAATTCTAACGAGAGGCACAAACTATATGCAAGTATACAAACAAGAAATTTTAGACGGTGTAGGCGAAGCTGTTAAGGCTACCGCCTCAGTGGCATTTTGTTCACAGGCTAGTGTCTGTCAAGACCACGTATCACCAGACGAGAAAATTCAGAAAATTGTCGCGGCAAATGCTAACCCAAAGCAGGTTGATTTATATTACATCAAGTCTATCTTGGTTTCTACCGGATGGAATAAAAACGACGATGTTTTTGATCCCGCTGAGACATTTGCAGCACGAAACACACCAG